CGTCGCTGGACAACTCCAGCGTGCCAGACGACGTGCGGCCCAGCACGATGTTGCTGTCATGGTTGAACAGTGCGACCACGTCGCCCTTGCCACGCTGGCGGCCAAGGATCTTGTCGAACGCACCCGGCAGGATCTCTTCCTTGAACCCGCCCAGGTCGAGGCTCAGCCGGTTGTACACGGCGGCGTACCCAACGATGGCGGCCCGGCCACGCACTTCGTTGATGCTCATCCAGCCGTTCTGGATCGCCGAGACGTAGTAGGCCGAGCGGCTCGCGTGATCGCCCCGCAGCAGGCCGCTGACGTTGTGCTCGGCAAAGTACTTCTCGTCGTCGTCGATCAGGTCACGGGCAATGGCCGCCTCCCACCGCTTGAGATGCGGCAGCAGGCAGTGCTGGACGAACTCGGTGCCCTGCACTTCGATGTTGCTGTATGTCGAGCGGGTGAGATCCTGAATCATGTGCGGCGGCACACGGAACGCCCGGCAGATCTCAATGACTTGGTATTGGCGAGTCTCAAGGAACTGGGCCGCCTCGTTGCTCTGCGAGAGCTCGTGGGCCTTCACACCGTTGGGCAGCACAGCCGTCCGGTGGGCACGATCCGGCCCACGGTGCATTCGCTCCCACTGCTCACGCAGACGCTCGGCCGCCTCGACGGGAATCGGGTTGTCGGACTCCAGCACGATGCCAGGGCGAGCACCGTTGCCGAAGTACGTGGCCCCGTGGGCCTCCAACGCTTGAGCCAGGCCGATGGCGTTTTGGAACAGCCGGTACGTCGGGATCGGGTGGATGCCGTCGCTGGTCGTGTACCGCAGGGCGAAGATCTGCTCCTGGCGGTACACCGTCTGCCGGCCATCCGGCTCACGGTAGAGGTAGCGAATCTGGCCGTTCTCTAGCCGCTCCTCCTCCATGCGTGACGAGTGCAGCGGCCAGAGCTCGCCCACCGTGCCGCGGGGGCCGGGCCGCTTCTCGGCGTAGCTCGCCCCGTAGTGCAGGTAGAGCCCGGTCATCCAATCCCGAAACTCCTGAGCCGTCTGCCACGGATTCGGCTGCGTGTGCAGCAGGCGGTACAGCGGATGCTCGGGCACCTTACGCTTGCCGCCCGTCGTCACTCGTTCGTACAGGTGCAGCGGCAGAGACGACACCGAATCCGAAATAACACGGATGCACGCCGTGTAGGCCGAGCAGGCCATCGACGTGTCGGCGTTGACTCGGATGCCCGAAGACGTGCGGCCACCGCCCATCTCGCCCCAGTCGATGCCACGGAGCTCGTGCATCCGGTAGTCGTTGGTGGCTGTCTCGCTCATAGCGTGATGATGTCCCAGTTCTGTTCGGCGGCCTTTCGCACGCTGTTGGCCTCCCATCCGCCCAGGGCGAAGATGAGAGCCACGATGCCGTCAATGCGACAGGTGCTTTTCTTCTTGACGGGCCGTATGTCCTCGAACGCTCCTGTCTCAACCGTCACGCCTGCGGCCATCCAGCTCAGCACTGGGTTGCCTCGGTGGCGAATCTTTTGCTGGAGCACTAGGCTCTCCAGCAACTTGGTAGGGCTGCTCATCGAGCGGAAACCCTGCCCAAATGATTCCACGGCCAACCCCGCTCCTTGCAGTTCCACGCCCAACTGCACGGCCCCTGACATGTCCATCAGCACCCGCTCCACTTGGTGCTTCTTGGCGTACTCAAGCACGTACTCTCGGATGACGCCGTGGTCGATGACGTTGCCGCTGGTCGCCGTGATCCAACCTTGATCCACCCAGTGCTGGAACGGCTGGCGGTCTGTCCGCTCACGCTCCATGATCAAATCCCGTGGGCTGAACAACATGCAGTCCACGTCGAAGGTGCCATCGTCGTGCGGAAACAGGGCGGTGACGGCCGACAAGTCCGTGCTCTTCGACAAGTCCATGCCGAGGATGCAGGGGCGGCCAGACAGCGGCACAGGCGGAGGCAACGCACAGGCGGCCCACTTGTCTGGGTCGAGGAATCGGTTGCTTGTCTCTGTCCAGATTCCCAGCGAGTAACGCAGCCAGCCATTGAGTTTCGTGGCCTTGTTGCGGGCCTCCATGGCGTCGGCCGCAAAAGACTCCTCGGTCATGGTGACGCCCATGCCAGGGTTGCACCGCCGCCAGACCGCCGGCGAGAAGTAGTCGTCCACGTCCTTCTGAGCGGCCCAGATTCTGCCGTAGAAGCGTGGGTCGTACGCCGGATCCGCAATCACCTGCTCGGCGTACTCGTGCTGCTCCCAGCAAATAGATTGCCGGTCGCTGCCGGCCGTCGTGATGGTGCAGATGAGCGGCTGCGGCCGTGATCGACCGGAGTACCGCAACGCTTCCCACAGCTTTCGGTCGGGCTGGGCGTGCAGTTCGTCAAAAAACACGAACGAGTACGACGGCCCCTCCGCAGATCCTGCATCACGAGAGATGACCCGCAGGCTGCTGTTGTTGCTGCGGTTCACAATCGTCTTGCGGCTGTCGATCACCTCGAGCAGGCCACGCAGCTCAGGTGACCCAAGAATCATCTTGGCCGTTTCGTCGTAGATGATTCCCGCCTGGTTGCGGTCCTTGGCGGCGATGCACCCCAGTTCGCCGACGCCTTCCATGACGAGATGCCAGATGGATAGGCACGAGAGCAGCGTGCTCTTGGCATTCTTCTTGGGAACCTCGAAGTAAGCCACCCGATACCTTCGCCGGCTGTCCTTGTCCTTCCACCCGTAGAGCGGCCGGATGACTTCGTCCTTGTGCCAGTCCAGCAGCTGGATCGGATCGCCAGCCTTGGCCGTCGCCCCGTCCTTCGTGTGGACGCAGACGCTCTGAAGGAAGTCGATGACGAGATCGGGATCCGTCGGGTCGTACGAAAAGCCCTCTACCCACTCACGCCTTCTGGCGGCGGGCAAGGAACTTGGACAGGACGCTTTCTTCCTTGGCATCCGGCTCAACCTTGAGGCTCGTTCTGGCCGCTGGCGACAGGCCAAAGTCGCTCTCTAACTGCCGAAGTTGGGCCGCTAACTTGTTGGCTATCGAGACTTCGGGACGCTGTGCGATGTACTTCACGTCGCCCTTGTCGTTGAGAATCGGGTACGTGTCGCCCTCTTTCTTGAGTTTGGCACGGGTGGCAAGCCACCACTCGTAGGTGTCGCAGTACCTAGCCAACGCTTCTACGTCGGCACGAGTCATCACCTTGACGGCCTGGAGCAGCGGCAGCAGCTCGGCCCACTTGCTGGAAGCAACTTCGCCGAGGTGCGTCGGCATCACGACGCCATCGGCTGGCGGCTGCGGCTCAGACTTGTTCAGGCGCCGGCGGCCGGGATTGCCCCGAACGATTTTCAGCGGCGTTGGCTCTGGCTTGGGTCCGCGACGGCCCATGACCTACCCCCTAGCGGAAACTTGCGACTGCGCACATGGAGCAGGCGACCGGGGTTTTTATCGTGGTAACTTGGGGTGATTTCACCCACCCTGCCTTCCGCCAGTTTGGCAGGCGACAGGAATGGTTTCTGTTTGCTTGGCCGTCGTGGCTGCGTGCTTACCTGACCACTCGCGCTGCTGCTCTTCTCTGGTCTTCCTGCCATGGCACTTAATGCAAAGCGTCTGTCCGTTCGCCACGTCGTACCTGGCTCCACCTTTGCTGATAGGAACTATGTGGTCGGCCTGCGCCATACGCTGGGCCACCCGCCCGCAATGCTGGCACTGCCACGCATCCCGGGTGAGCACGGCCTGCCGCCACTTCTTGTGGGCCACTGAGCAATAGCCACGGGCTGCCGCGCTTGGCCTGGTGCTCTCGTCTCGCTGTTGGCGTGACGCACGCAGACGCAGCGGCCTGTGGCATGGGATGCGTTGGGGCATTAGCTCTTGAGCGACACGATGCCGAGAGTGCCTGTGCTGTTCGTAGTGGCCGAGACGATCTTGAGGAACGACACGGCGAACACCGCGTCAGGCAGGGCGTAGATCCTGCCGTCCGTGCTCGAGGGGGCCAGCGTGATGTCGGCCGCCGAGCCGTCTGCCCCGTACATGCGGCGGAACGCACCATCAACTGCGGTGCCGCCCCACGTCTGCAGCGTGGTGGCGTTGGTGCTCATGGTGCCAAGCGACACCACACCGCCAGCCATATCGTCCAGCCTGAGGGTGGTGGCCAGCGTGGTGGTGCTGTGCAGCACGATGCTCACGTCACGCTCGTACCGCTTGATCTTCACATGGGACATGGTCTATCTCCGTGGCTCGGGTCTGGCCCGCATCGTGGCCTGAGTCTCAGGGTATGGCGAAATGCCGTACGTCTTGCAGTTACGGCCTGGGTTCAGGCGTCAGGCGAGGCGGCACTGGGTCTGCCAGAGTCAGCCACGAGACCGGCAGCACCTCAACCTCAGAGAACCGCCCAGAGTCGAGACGCGAGAATCCGGCGTAATACGTTCCGCCTGGAGTGACGCAATCCGTCAGCATCTCTGCTGGCATGGCCCATCTTCCATCTGCGAGAGCCGCCGGGAACACCGTGCATCGCTGATCGCCGTGCCACGAATGCACATTGACCATCCGCTGCGCTAGCTCTGTAGGTAGCACCACGCACAGCAGCCGCAGTTCTGCTGGCGATAGCATTGGCACAGAAAGAAGTTCGTCCAACGTCATTAGACAGCCCTGCCAAGTGCAGTCTGGAACGTCTGCATGATGTCGTAGTACGCCAACGCCTGGGCAGCGGACATCGCATAGCCAATCGAGTACCCGTTGAGGCGTCCGCCTAGATATGTGCTCGTGGCATTGCCGTCCCGATTCAGCGCGAACACGTAGTACGTGGGCGTAGTCTGCGAGCCTGCACCCGTTGCGGCAGAGCCCGACGACGCAACAGAGACACCGTTGCGGAACAAGTCGCTGCGGGTTGCTTGCATGGAACCCATCCAGAAACCAGCAACGCGAGTCGCGGAGTTGAAGATTGGCGACGTGTTGCCTGGAAACAGGTCCGTTCTGGTCGTGCTGTTCTGCTCCAGCTGGTAGAGAGAGCGAGTGCCGGCGGTGTTGTCCACGCCAATCATCGCCCTAAACGTGCCTGCTGGCACCAGCGATTCGTACGCCGCAAAGTGCGTATTGCTCTGCGTCGAGAAGTTGTTGCCGATCCCA